GATTGCGGTGCCCGAGTGGTGAAATCGGTAGACACAAGGGATTTAAAATCCCTCGACGTTCGCGTCGTGCCGGTTCGATTCCGGCCTCGGGCACCATTAAAATCAAAGACTTACGAAGGCCACTAGCAATAGTGGCCTTTTTGTTTTCCTCCCAGTGTCCACATTTGATCCACACAGATTTATTCCGGTAGATCTTCCAGCTTCACTTCGAGTTGTACGCGGTTGGTGTAACCCTGATTGGTGAGGTCGTGCACCACCTGAGTGAGCAGCCAGGGGGCGGCGTCGATATCGGGTTTGAATCCCCTGACGGTGGTTGGTTGTTCTGGGTAGAGCTCGGGGCGGCCCTTGGCCAGGGTGATGTCAAACTCGGCCACCCCGCGCTGGATCCGTTCCCACTCTGCACGGGCGGCCCGCATGGCGTTGCTCTGGTTGGCGTAAACATGGCGCAGCTCTTTGACGTTCTCGCTGTCGCCGACCAGCAGTTCATGTTCCTTCTTGTTGACGAAGACACCCGGCGGCAGGGGCCGTTCCGGTTTCGGCTTGGTCTTCTTCTTGCGCTTCACCTCGATTTTCTTTTTCTCGGCTGCCTTGTTGTCTTGCCAGTAGGCCGTCACGCCGGTGTAGGCGTCGCGGTCTGCCACGGAGAAGCGGTGCTGGTCGCCATCTTGGCGGGTGATGGTGATGGCTGGCAGGGGCTGGCCACTGGCGGTAGTGCCCTGACCTGCCTTGATGAACATCAGGCGGCCAGACTTGACGGTAGCGATGGCATCACACTGAACCGCCAAGCGGGTGAGGAAGGCCAGATCGCTTTCGTTGGTCTGGTCGATGTGGTCGATCAGCTGGCCCTTGAGTGAGTCACCCACGCAGGGGGTGAGCTGGTAGGGGGCGGCGACCTGTTCGACGATGGCGCTGATGGTTTGATAGTGCCAACTGCGTTCGCGCAGTTTGTTCATGCCGCCGCGCAGATCTGCCGACTTGCCCCGGATGGTGAGCACATCGGGGGCCCCGTTGTGCTCCACTTCGTCAATTTTGAAGGTTCCTTTGTCAACCAGGGCACTGCCCTGCCAGCCGATGAGGGATCGCAGGGTAGCCCCACGGCGTGGCATGTCGAGCTGACCGTCGCTGTCATCGAGGGTTATTTCGATGGTGTCGGCGGTGAAGCCCCGGTTGTCGGTGATGGTCATCGACATCAGGCGTGGACGGATGGCGGCCGAGATGTCACTGCCATCGACCAGCACCTGGTAAGCCGGTACCGGATGACCTTGGCGCAGGGCGTCGAGCGGGTTGGTGATGCCCAAGTTTTCGGCCAGGCGACTGCCGAACTGGTCGAAGGCGCCCATCAGAGGATCCCCCCGAGTTTGTTGCCGATGCTGCCGAGCAGTTTGCCCACGCCGAGGCGGCCGAACAGATTGCCCGCGGTGCGATTGAGCAGGGTGTTGCCGAAAGTGGTGTCGTTGTCATCGACCCGCTTGAGCTTGATGCTGAATTCAATCTTGCGGGCTGCCCCATCGTCGAAAAACTCGGTGCGGGTGGTGCTGATGCCCTCTATCACGAATGACCCGCGCATCACGCCATCGCCCTGGATCAGGGGGAAGGCTTCACCGCTGTCACCCATCTGGCGCAGCATGTCGAGGGAGAGGACGCCACCGGTCAGCTCGGGTAACAGCACCCCACTCAGGGTGCTGGTTTCATCGTCAGGGCCGAGGAACTGATAGGCAGGGCGGGCACCGATCCGGTTATTGCCGGGGTGGCGCCATGCCCATTCGTCTTGCTGGGATTGTGGGGCGACGGTCGAGCGCATAAACACGAACCAGCCCAGGGTCATCATCATGGTGTCAGCTCCCGTCGCTGTATCTGGCACGACCAAGCGTCTTGTTGGCGCGCTCGCTTTCTTTGATTTTGTCCATCATCAGCTTGCCCAGCTGGGCTTCGTTCATTCCCTGCGCCGCGTTGATGGTGAGCTGGTAGAACGGCTGACTGTTGACTGTGGTGGTACTGGCCTTGGGTTTGAGCTTCGGTGTATCGACAATGCGAGGGCCCGTGCCGTAGCGGTAACCGCCAGCCGTTGCTGGCTGGTCGTAGTTACCCGTGCGATAACTCGGGCCCTGGCTTGTGTCTTTGCCTATGGTGACATCGCCGCCGGTGAACCAGTCCGGCAGGTACTGGGTCAGGTTCTTGATCTTCTCCATCAGGGTCTTCCACTTGGCAGTGATTCCGTCGATCAGCCCCTGCACGATGGCCTTGCCCTTATTGACTGCACCATCTGGCAGCGTGTCGAAGAAGATCCATACCTTGTCCCATGAGGTCATGAACAAGCCGATGGGCGTCCAGCTGGCCAGCTCTTTGACCAGTTCCCACCAAGCCAGCGCGGGGCCCTTGCACTTGGCCCATAGTTCAGTAAACCATGCGGACACCCCATCCCAATTGGTGTAAAGCAGGTATGCGCCATAAGCGAGGGCGGCGACTAGCCCGATGATCCAGGTGAGGGGGTTGGTGAGCAGAGCGATGCCCATTCGGATAAATGCACCAGTCAACAAGCGCACGACACCAAGCAATAGCCTGAACGGAATTAATAGCCAATTAAGCATGGTGCCCAATATGGTGCCCTTTATGCCTAACACTCCAAAAATGAGCTTCATGATGGCCAGTGGCCCAAGCAGGGCGGCAACTGTCAACGACAGCCCGCCTAGTGCAATGGCGATGATGGATGTCACGGCCGCAATCCTGACCAGGGTGTTGGCCAGTTCTGGATTTGCTTCAACCCAGTTGCGGGTACCGGCGACGATCTCTTTGGTGAATGTGATGATGTCCATCAGGGATCCGCGCAGCAGTTCGCCAAGGTCTGCCTTCACGTTTGTTATCCCGGCCTGCAGGATCAGCCATTGGGATGAGAGCGAGTCTTTGTCGATGTCGGACTCACGTTGCATCGACCCCTTGGACTTCTCGGCATTCACCAGTTTCAACTGGCGGTAGAGCTCGTCCAGGTTGTTGGAGAGTTTGGCCGCATCTTTGCCGTATTCCTTGCCGAATATCTGGGTGGTGACCCTGAGCTGGTCTTCTGCTTTGAGCTTTTTGATTTTCTCCAGCACCTTGGTGATGGTGCCCATGGCATCGGTGGACATGGCTTTCTCAACGTCAGTCGATTTCAGGCCGACCGCCTTCATGCCTGCCTGGAAGCGCTTGCTTTGCATGGTCGCGATGGAGAGTTCGCGCACCATGGCGTTGGAGGCGCTGGCGGCGATCTCCGGCGGGGCCCCCAAACTGAGGAAGGTGGAGCCCAGTGAGGCCGCTTTCTTGTAATCGAGCTTATCGGCCACGCCCCCGAGACGTTGCAGCACGTCGATGATGTCTGCCCCCTTGGATTGGGCGTTGTCGTCGAGGTAGTTGATGGCATCACCGAGCTGTTCGATGTTGCTGATGGGGATCTTGTAGAGGTTGGCAATCTTGCCCATGTCTTCTGCCAGCTGGCCGGCCGGTAGCTCAAAGGCGGTTGCCGCCTTGGCGGCGGTTTTGGCGAAGTTGAGCAGGTTGTCTTTGCCCTGCACCCCCATGCGGGCGGCCCCTTCGACCAGGGCTGCGATGTCGATCGCGCCATTGAGCTGGGGGATCTCTTCTGAGATGGCCTTTATCTCTTTTGCCATGTCGTAGTAAACGGAGGTCAGCTCGCCGGAATCGGTTCTGGCGCCATCGACCTGTTTGGCCACCCCCTTCATGGCATCTTCAAAGCTGGAATATTCTTTGATAGCGCTGTAAACCGGCATGCCGATGGCGGTACCGGCTGCGATAGCGGTGGCGCCGTGGCCGGCAATCTGGCCGCGCAGTTCTTGGGTCTGGCGGTAGTTGGCTTTGACCTGGTTGAGGCGCTTTTGCTGGTCAGCCAGTTGGCCCAGCTTGGCGCGCTGCTGGTCTAGCTGGCCGTTGGCGGCAGCCAGGTCAGTCTTGAGGCGGCGCTGGTGATCGCTGAGTTGCTTGGTGTTTATGCCTGCTTCCGTCAGGCCTTGTTTCATGCGCCCATAGCGGGAAACCATTTCACGCTCTTTTTGTTCAAGAGCGCCCGCCGCCTGCTTGGCTTTTTCCATGGCTCGGGTCATGGCTTTGGTCGGTTGTTCTACTGATGCCATGCCAAGGGATAGTTGCACGACTTCACGTTGGGCTTTTACCAATTCTGCCCTGGTGGCGCCAATCTGGCGGCCCAGGGTGCGATAACCGTCAATCTGGCCGCTCTGGGTTTCCAGTTCCTTGATGCGCTTCTTGGTGGCGAGCAGGTCTTGAGCGGTCATGCGGCTCTGGCCGCTGGCTGCTTTGAGGGGGGCGGTGATCTTGTCAACCGCCCCGAGCAGGATTTGAAGTTTGAGTGGAGTCATTGTTCTTCTGCCCCGTTGATGCGGTTGTGGGTATCAACGAGGCGTTGGTGCCAGCCCATCAGCTCGCTGATTTCCATGGCCGCCATCTCGGATGGCGGCCAGTGGGCGATGATGGCAATTTCTGCCATCAGGTCATCTACGCAGCCAGGTAACCCATTTTCTTCGGCATCAAAAAACCGGCCACCTCACTGCCCAACTGCAGCAGGTCAGCCGGGTCCATGTTGCCGATCTCGGCTTCGGTCAGGATCGGGGTGGTGATGCGGGGCAGCAGTTTGGTGAGGGCGTTGACGTCCATCTGCAGGACGTCGGCCATGTTGAGGCCGCGCATTTCGCCGGCTTTGGGCTTGCGCAGTTGCACCTCGGTGATGGTGGTGTCGCCGCGCTGGATGGTCTGGTCGAGGGTAACGGTCTTGTTTTCCATGGTGTTTGTTCCTGATGTTGATGTGGTGAGGGCGGCTGTTGGCCGCCCGTTGGGTTGTTGGGTGGGTTAGAGGCCGATGGCTTTGCGGTGTTCGGCCATGCGGTCGACGCCATCTGGGCCGATCTCGACCATGTTGATCAGGTCAATCTCATGCATCACCTGGCCGTTGACGGTCTCTTTGTAGTAGGTGTTGACCATGCTGACCTTGGCCTGGGTGTTGTCGCCCGCCTTGAGGGTGCCCCGGTCGAGCTCTTTGAAGCGGCCACGACAGACGATCTCGACAGCGACCACTTCACCGGTGTCATCGCGCTGGACGGAACCGGCAAAGCGCAGGCTGGTGCCGTCGGCCTTGGGTTCGCCCATGCAGCGCAGGAGCTGGTCGCCGTAGCCGCCGAAGGTGAACGAGATATCGAGGGCGCTGTCATCCAGCCCCATGTCGATATTGACGGCGCCGCCCATGCCGCCGCCGCGATAGGCTTCAAACTTGCGGGAGAGCTTGGCCGGGGTGAGGTCTTCCGCTTCACCGACCCAGTTGTCGGCGTTGAGGAATATGTTCAGTCGTTTGAGTTTGCGAGGCAGTGCCATGGTGGCTCCTTATGCGGCGGCAGCGACGCGGGCGCCGAAGTCGATCAGGTAGTGGTCGGTGATGCGCTGCTGGAGGCCGAGGTCTTCAAGCGGCGGCACCGGGGTGTAGTTGTAATCGATGCGCAGCTTGCCGGCCTTGAGGGTGTCTTTGTCGTTGAGCTCCTCGTTGTACCAGCAGTCAAAGCCGAGCAGGTAACCGCCGTTCACCAGTTCGCGGCCCTTGGCCTTGATGCCCTCGACGATGTCTTTGACCAGGGTTGGGGTCATGGGCTTGTCGACGGCCCACATGTGCGCGTCGGCCATGGTGTCGGCCAGGATCTGGGCGGTGCGGGTGTAGTTCTCGAAGCAGAACAGGGGATCGTCTGAACAGGTGCGGTTGCCCCAGTTGCGGAACCCGTTGGACTGGATCAGGGCGGTTACCTCGTTGGCGTTGAGCAGGCCGACCTCGGTGTCGGGGTCTTGCAGATCCCAGAACAGGGACTTGGTCATGCCATCGACCCCGGTCACTGCGACGTTCGACAGGGTCTTGTGCCAGCCGGTCTCTTTGTCGATGAGCGCCCGCAGGGCGGCGGCCTTGAGGCAGGCATCGAGCTTGACGCTGGCGTTGGCGGCCACGTCCCACGCAGTCCAGTCACCATGGATCAGCATCAGCTCGCGGCTGGCGAAGTTTTCACGGTAGGCCAGGGCGGCTTCAACGGTTTCGGCGATGGTCGGCACGTAGGCAAAGGCGCGCAGTTTCTTGGCTATGCCAGCCAGGGCGGTGGCCACCGGCAGGGTGCAGTTGTCCGGCACGCAGAGGATGCGCGGCTTGACGGTGGTGACCGGGGCGGCCCGTTCCAGCGCCTTGAGGCCGGTATAGCTGCCATCGGGCTTGATGGTGCCGATGATGTTGCTGGTCAGGGCTGCGGCGTCGGCCCCCTTGGCCACGCGCACGACGATGACGATGGTGTTGACGGTGTCATAGATGGTTTGCAGCGACTTCTTGAGGTTGCCCTCGCTGCCCGCTTTGGCGATGGCCACCGGCAGGTTGGCGATCAGCACGGGTTTGTCGAGGGGGAAGTAGGTGGCGTCCGCGTCTTCGCTGGTGCAGACCATGCCGATCACCGCCGTGGCGACGGTGCGGATGGTGCGGGTGCCCTCGTTGATTTCCACGACGCGCACGCCGTGGTGAAATTGGTCCAGTGCCATAGGTTCTCCTGTTGTCCGGACGGAGCTTGGTGCATGTGATGCGAGCAGGGTCAGGATGCAGGGGCAGGGGATGACAGGCGAGCGGCGGCCAGTGTATCCGGCGTGGATACACTGGAACGGCGGTGACAATGGGTTGATGAGAGGCAGTAACGAAACACCCCGCACTTGGCGGGGCATTGATTGGACTCACTGAGCGATTAGCTGCTTAGTTTTCTTATTTTCTTTACTATATATTCTAGTGGTATATCAATAAATGAAGCCATGAACAGAGATATACCAAAACACATAACAGTAAGAATTATATTTGCGTTATAAGAGCTTAAAACTATGTTTATATCTGGGGCATGCCTAATTATCACCCCTAAAACAAGTATGTGAATAAGATATATTCCATATGTTTTTCTTCCCACATAAGAAATACAATTTTTCGCTTTTTCACTTATGCAGCAAAGTAAGTCTGATTTTTTTGAGAAAAGCAAAAACAAACCGGATGTAAAAATCACCATGGTTACATTCACATCATACTGCTGGAATGCAATTCCATATTTGTTAGGGAAGGTGCGAATAAGCGGGGAAATGCTTCTCGACTGACTCAGTCATTTCATTTCTTCATGTTTGAGCCGTTTTTTCTCCCGTAAATGCCTTGAATCAGCCTATTTAGACCGTTTCTTCGCCAT